TGAGTCCTCGATCGAGGCCTCGTCGCGCGGCGACAGCGGCGCCAGTTCGAACACGGTCCCGGCGGGGTCGCCGGGGGAGTCGGCGGTGCGCTTGCCGGACTCGTCGGGCTTGCGGTCACAGACGAGCTGGTAGTTCCAGTGCGCATGACTGGAAATGGCGATGGGCATCTCTGGCCTCTTTCTTCTCTTGGGGTCGAAGTGGTGAACGCGACCGATCAATAGTGAACGATCGCGAACTCGTTGTCGTTGCCGGGCGTCTCGCCGAGCGCGGTCGTGTCGTAGTCTCCGCCCGACAGCTTGAACGTGGCGTCGAAAGCGTGGGTGCCGTCGCGGTCGGCGTCCTGCATCCCGTCGAACACGACGCCGGACGCGATGAAGGAGTAGCTGTTCTGGTTGTTCGTCGACGGGTCGTTGTAGACCGGGGTGCTTGTCCCCGGCCCGCTCACCGTGGCGCGCAGACGCAGCGGGGTGCCCGAGAGGAAGCGCGACATGAGGTTGAACTGCGAGTTCAGCACCTCGTCCGGGTTGAAGCTACCGCCCGGCTCGCGACTGCGGATCGTCGCGTAGTTGATCCCGTTCGGGTCCATCGAGTTCTCGCGGAGCACGATGTCGTTCCCGGTGTTCAGCGACATGCGGTTCAGGGCGCCGACCAGCGCCCCGGACGTGCCGCCACCGGTGCCGTACATGTTCCCGACGGTCGGCGCGTTCACGCCCTCGCGCAGCGTGAGGCGCGAGCCCAGGAACGTCGGCGGGTACTTGTGCGCCTCGTTCGCGTTCGTCGGGACGGCCTGGTCGGCGTAGTCGACCAGGACACCGCGCATGGTCGCGCGCACGACCACAGCGTCGCCGTGCGTGAACACGAACTCGACGTTCCCCATGCAGCCCTTGACCTGGGCCAGCTTGCCGTCCATCCACACCGCGAGCGAGATCGTCCGGTGGCCGTTGCCGGAACCGTCGGGCTGCACGCTGGTGGGCTCCCAACCGAAGCACTCGGTCGTGTTGCGCGACCCGACGATGCACGTCGTGTTGCTGCCAGCCGAGGTCGTCGTAAACGGGGTCGGCCAGTTCGTGTCCGTGCCCTGGTCGATGAAGATCATCCCGTCATCGCCGTATGTGTCTCCGAACACGCGTCCGTTGAGAACGCCGGACGAGATCGCCTCGCCGTGCCGCATCGGCGCGGTTCCGGCGATGCTCGTCAGGGCGTACGGGTAGAGGAGCGCGGCCTCGCTGGCGAACGAGAGGCCCGCGCCCTGCAGGATGCGAGTCACGATCGGGCGCATGCCTGAGTTGACGACGCCTGAGGCGTAGGCGCTGTTCGCCGTCAGCTCGAACTCGAACTGCACCTCGACCGTCGCCTTGCCGGGCGCGATGTCCGCGATGTCGCTGAGCGAGAGGCGAATCGTCGGGCGGTCGACGCGGACAGAGGTGGGCGTGACCTTCGCCGAGCGAATCATGGGGATCGCATCGCTCGATGCGACCGGGGTGACAAACGTGCCCTGCGCCGTCTCGACGAACGCAGCCACGACGCGGCGATTGGAAGATCCCATGGGCTCTCCTCAGCGGTAGATGATCGTGAACTCGTTGTCGTTGCCCGGGGCCTCTCCGGCGGCCGTCGAATCGTAGTCCCCACCGGTCAAATCGAACCCGAGGTCCCAGGTGTGGATGTTGTCGCGATCGGCGTCACCCAGCGAGGAGGCGACGATGCCGGGCGCGATCAGGTCGATCGTGTTGCCGTCACCGGCTGCAGCAGCCGTACCGATGAACGCCTTCAGGCGCATCGGGGCGCCGGACACGAACTTGCTGACGAAGTCGAAGCTCGTGTTCAGGACCTCGTCGGGGTTGAAGGAGCCACTCGGCGAGCGGTCGGTGATCGTAGCGAAAGACACGCCAGACGGATCGAGCGAGTTCTCGCGCAGGATCACGTCGTTGCCGGTCTGCATGTTGATGCGGTTCAGGGCGCCGACCGTGTTGGCGCCGCCGTTGTTGGCGAAGCCGCCAGAGTCGCGACCGTAGCCCTTCGGCGAGGCCCCGATCTCGTAGACGCGCACGTCCTTGCCGAGGAACGTCGGCGGGAAGTAGTGGACCTCGTTCGCGTTCGTCGGAATCGTCTCGTCGATGTACCCGCTGACCACGCCGCGCAGCGTGACGCGAGCCTGGAACGCGTCGGCATGGATCATGAGGAACTCGACGTTCCCCATGCAGCCCTTCAGGTTCCAGCGCTTGCCGTCGAGCCACGCCGAGCAGGAGATGGTCTCCATGGCGTTGAGGTCAGAGCGGAGGCGGAACGCGATGGGCTGGAAGTTGTTCGCGCGGACCTCGGTTCCTGCAGTCACCGCGCCGGACGTGACGCCGGTGATGGTCGTGAACCCGCCGACGGGGACGGTCGTCTCGTCGATGCAGAGCACGTCGTCCTCGCCGAAGAAGTCGCCAACGACCGTTCCGACACCAGGAGTCGTGACGGAGTTGATGTTGACCGTCTCGCCGTGACGCAGGGCGTTCGCCCCAGTCAGACCGGTGATGCCGGTGTAGATTCGTGGGCTGCGCGCCGGAGACACGAGCGTGCTGACCTCCTCGAACCCGCTCGCGCGCAGGATCCGCGCCCAGATCGGCGCAACGAACGCGCCGCTTCCGATTGCGTTGGGCGGCACGCCGCCGACCTCCATCAGGAAGCTGACCTCGGCGCTCGCCTGGTTCGTGTAGATGTCGGCGACCGACGTCAGCGACAGGCGCAGCGTCGGGCGGTCGACGCGGATCGGAGTGGGCGTGACCTTCAGGTCACGGATCGTAGGAACCGCGCTGTTCTGCGCGGTCATGCCGGTGTTGAAGGTGCCGCGCGTCGACTCCATCTGGACGGCGACGATCCGACGCTGTGAAGATCCCATGGTTCAGTTCTCCGATCGGTGTTCTGCTGGTTGTTGATCAGGCCCTGGTCGTTGATCAGGCCGAGGGCTTGACCTTGAGCGTGGGGCTCGACCCGGCGAGCGTGTACTTGCTCTCGTCGAACGCGGCGTCCTGGTCCGTGTCAGCGAGGTCAACCTGCACCAGCTCACCAGGGCGCACAGTGAAGTCGACGAGGGTGCTGCCGTCCATGAAGACGACGCGGTCGGACTCGTTCGCGTTCAGCGTGTAGGTCGCATTCGCCATGGATCACTTCCCTTCCGTGCTGGAGACCTTCTTCGGGGGATCGAACTGCTGCCGGGCGACCGCCGAGGGCGCACCGGGGTCGGGCGGACGCACGAGCACCATGTGCGGAGGCGCGTCGACGATCTCCTTCTCGTGGAACGAGATCTCCCCGGTCTTGCGGTTCGCGTACTTGTACAGGGCTCGCGTGTTCTGTTGCATGGCTATACACCGGTCAGGATGCTTGCCTCACGGGTCCTGAAGTGGACCTCGATCGGGATCTCGACCCACGCACGGGTATCGTCCTCGGTCGCCGGAGGCAACATCTCGCAGCCGAGGATCGTGGTGTTCATCACGAGCCCGCCGAGCGTGCGGTCCAGCATGAGGGCGCGGTGGATGTCGTGGAACAGGCGCAGCAGGCGACGGGGCGCGTCGACGTAGCCGTCGATCGCGGCGAAGATCGACATCTGCCAGTGGAAGTTGCCAGCTAGCAGCACGCGCCCCTCCTTCGGGTCCCTGATGGCGCCGATCTCGCCGATGCCGATGGTCGCCGCCGGGAAGATGCTGGCCTGGAAGATGTCCTGTCCGACCTTCACGACGTTGATGTCGAAGAAGTAGTCCGCGCCCCCGTCGGGCAGCGCGAGGCGCGCCTCCAGGGCCGACAGGATCTGCTCGGGGACGGGCGAGGAGGCCGGGGGCATCAGATCACCTCCTCGACCTCGACCGTGGCGTTGAAGAGCTGCGCGCTGCGGTCGTACTCGATGGTCAGCCGGTCACCCATGCGCACCGGGATCGCGGCGCCGTCGTCAGGCGGCGGCGGCGTCAGGAGCAGCGGCAGCGCCCCGGCCTTGGCCTGGCCGAAGGCCGCGACGAGCGCGTCGCGCTCGGTCGACGTCAGGTTCCGCATGGCAAGCTCCCACGACAGCGTGGAGGCCTGCCCGGTGTTGCGGCTCACGCTGGAGCGCAGCTGCCGCGACGCGACCATGCCGCTGGACGCAGGAGAGCTTGCTCCACGCCGGGTCGCCGTGCAGCGCGCCGGGAAGCCATGCACCACCGAGAGCGTCCCGAAGGTCTGGGTCACCCGAGCGCCTCCTTCAGCGAGCGCGCCAGCTCCTCGCGGAAGAACGGCTCGGTCTTCTCGCGGAACGTCTTCTCGAACCCGAGGCGGGGACGCAGCCTGACGCTCTCCTTCAGGACGTAGAGCGGGGTCAGGCGCGCCCGGCTGCCGGTGCCCTCGGAGGCGATGATCAGGCTCCCGCTCCGGCCGCGAAAGAGCACAGTCGGGGCGCCGTCGGCCGTGACGTACTTCGGCCTGCCGGTGCTGGTCGTTCCGCGCTGGACCAGGCGCGCGCCGCCCTTCAGGACGCCGCTGGGCGTGAGCGCAGGCGGCAGCGGGATCGTCATGAAGCGCCGACTCGTCGGCGTGATGACCCCGCCCAGCTCCTGCTTGCGAGCGTACTTCTGCCCGGCCGAGTAGATCGCGACGCTGGTCGGCGTCGCCTCGAAGTTGAAGCTGCGGCCCAGCGCGCCGCTGCGCCGCTGGATGAACCCGCCGAAGCCGTACGAGCTTCCGCTCTGGAACGGGACGAACCGGTCGCGCATCGCGCGGATGTGGAAGGCACCGGCCTTGACCAGCGCGCGCGCAGCGAGGCGCGGAGCGGCGGCCTGCAGCTTCCTCAGCCTGCGCCGCAGATCGCCGATGTCGAAGTTGATGCGCATCAGAAGGTCGGGATGCTCGGAGTGCCGCCGGGGACGAGCACGCGACGGAACGGAGCGAGCAGCTCCTGCACGCGTGGCAGCAGGCGGTGCTCGCCGGTGAAGCCGCGCGCGCCGCGCGGGCCGGGGCGAGACAGCGTCGACGGGGCCGTTCCGCGCCGGTACTCCTCGGCCGCCTGCAGGTCGATCGCGAACGCCAGGTCCGGGGCTGCGGCGATCACGGCGCTCGTGTCGACGCCCAGCCCAGCGACGTAGACCACCTGGAGCGTGTTGACGCCCGCCACCAGCGCCGCAGGGTCACACCACAGCACGCCGTCGGCGCCTTCGCGCAGGCGGTACTCGTCGGCCGCGACGAGGGTCGTCCCGCTGGCGAAGTCGCTCGTCGACGAGACCTTGACCGAGGTGATCGAGACGACGGGGATCTGGCGAAGCAGGACCAGCTCGTCGTTCTGATGGACGCTGTACAGCTCGGTGTAGGTCTTCTGCTCCAGGTCGTAGCCGATGTAGCGCTCGATCTCGCGAGACACCGCCGACAGCACGTCAGTCAGCAGCGCATCCTTCGACGCCTCGGCGGGGTCGATCGGGATGAGCCGCTTCAGGCGGGTGACAGTGCTGCCGACGACGGGCATCGATCAGCGCTTGCTGCAGCGGCGCTTGCAGATCACCGCAGCGTTGAGGTCCGAGATGTAGGCGCGGACCCAGAGCAGGCCGTCGATCGCCAGGCTCACGAGCTTGGCGGCGACTCCGCCCAGCACGGTCGCGGCAAACACGAGCCAGAAGATGGAGGAGGTGGCGAGTTCGATCACGGCGTCTGTCCGGTGTGGGTCAGTTCGGGGCAGGCCTGGTACGCGTTGAACGCGTCCTCGTCGTCGGTGTCGATGGTCTCGCCAGCCGAGGCGACGAGCACCGCGTCTTCTGGGCGACGGAAGTTGAGGTTCGTCCAGAGCTGCATGTTCGGTTTCACCTCGAAACGCTCGAACTGTGCGAGTTGCGGCATGGGATCAGGCCAGGTTGACGGGGACCTTGCGGCTCGGGATCGCGCGCGCAAGCGACGTGGTGCGCAGGCCGAAGCCATGGATGGTGACTCCGGCGCGGAACGTTCCGGCGCCCGGAACCCCCGCCGTGTGGACGATGTTGAAGAAGCGGAAGCGGCCCAGCTCGGCGACCGGAATGACGATGCTCTTCGCGCCAGTCTCCGCCGCGTTCGCGAACGAGAGGCGGAAGTCGGGCGCGCCGTTCGACCCATCCAGGTTGAACTCGGCCCCGGTCTGCGTCAGCGAGACACGCGGCGTGATCGTAGCTCCTCCGGTGCCGCCCATGTTGAGCACGGTGACCAGGAGGTACTCGTAGTCCCCAACGTCGAGGCGGCTGCCGTCGGGCAGCTTGACCGACGTCAGCGACGTGACCGCCGTGAGGTTCGTGCTGCACCAGAGCAGCTCGCAGACAGCGTTGGGATCGAAGCGCATCGTCGTTGCTCGCTTGGTTGAAGGGCCAGGCGGCGCTCGGGAGAAAGGAGGAAAGACCGAGCGCCGCCCAGCGAGAGGATCAGGACAGCGCGGTCTGGGCGACGCCGACGGCGGCGGCCCGCATCGTGCCGGAGGCGGCAGCGGCGTTGATCTCGTTCCACGCCGTGCGGTTCTCCTTGGTGTCGCGGGCGTTGATGCCCCAGACGGTGTAGGCCACGTCGCACGAGGTGCCGCCGGTGGCGACGAACTTCGGCGAGTGGTAGCGCTTCGCGCCGTGCGTGCGCACGAAGAGCGCGATGCTGGTGCCGACAGCGAAGACCGGCGTGGTCGCGGCGCCGAGCGTCGCAACGAGCGAGGTCGTGCCGTCCACGTCCTTCACCTCGGCCAGGCCGGTCGTGCCAGCCGAGACTTCAGCGTGCGCGGCGCGCACTTCGAGCTGCGTCGCCGAGACGTTCGCGGTGATCGTCGCGCAGTAGAGCAGGTACTCCCACTGCGAGCCGTCGACGAACGTCGCGAGGTCCTCGCCGGTGGCGCCAGACGTGACCGTCTGGTTTCCGCCCGCGAGGAGCTTGGAGTAGTCACAGGGTGCCTTGGTTTCCATCGTGTGTCCTTCTTGTGTGTCTGTTGTTCGTTGGGTGTGAGCGGCCTGCCGGAGATGCCCGGCAGGCCGAACTCACTGCTCAGGATCAGCCAGCCAGGGCGGTGGCCTTGACGAAGGAGACGCCGCGCCACATGGCGAAGTCCCACGCGATCGCACCGCGCAGGCGCGCGCGCATCGTCTCGAAGTCGGTGCCCGAGGTCTCGCTCATGGCGAAAGCCATCGTGCCCCACTCGCCGATCACCGCATCGGCGTAGTTGCCGAAGACGAGGTTCTCGTTGGTGTCGACAGCGTCGTCGAGCTGCTGGCTCTCGCGGATCGCGTACTCGGGACGCACCAGCGAGCTGGGGAGCAGCGAGCCGGGGCCGGTGAACAGCGGCTTGCCGTCGGCGTCCTTCGACTTCGCGAGCTTCACCAGAGCATCCGGGCTGCAGGCCCAGCCGAGGCTGCCGCGAGCCGCGAGCGACTTGCGGACCTTCTTGTACATCTCCAGCGCCGTGTCGGTGACGGTCTGGTTGGTGCCGGAGAAGACGACGCCGGACCAGGACTGCGACTGCACGTCGGGGTGGTTGAGGATGCCGCGCGGCTCGGAGCCCACGCCGGTGCCGGTGAAGGCCTTCAGGTCCTGCGCGAGCGCGATCTGCTGGATGATCGCGTCACGCACGAACTGCTCCAGGCTGCCAGCGCTCTGGGTCCGCATCTCCCAGGTCATGGGCACGAGGCAGGCCAGGACGTGGGGGCGCAGTTCGAGGCGCTCGAACTTCGGAGCCGACGTGGTGATCGGGTCCGTCGCCTCGGTGTTGATGTGGTAGGCCGTGACGTCCGTCGCCTGGCGGTTGAAGATCACGTTGCCGACGAGACCGGGGAGGATCGTCGCGCCGAGGCCACGGATGATCGACTGCTCGCGGAGCAGCGGGATCATGGTCGCCTGGACTTCGCTCGGGATGAGGAACGCGCCGCCCTCACCGGTCGAGGCGTTCAGCTCGGCCTTGACGGTCGCGTCGAGGCCACCGTAGGCCTTCTTCATGTTGCGGTAGACCTCGGCCTCGTAGCCGAGTTCCTTGTCCTCCAGGCCCGAGCGCGGGTTCATGCACAGCTTCGCCATGCGGCCGAAGCTGAAGGCCTTGCCCACGCGGTCGTTCTCGTTCGCGGCGACCTCGACGCCGGGCAGAGAGAGGCGCTCGGCCTGCATCTTGCGCTCGGAGAGGTCCTTGATGCCCGTCTCGATCTGCGCGATGCGCGCTTCGAGAGCCGACTTCTCGGACTCGGACTTCGTCGAGGCTGCAGCGCGAGCCGCCTCGGTCGCGGTCAGGAGCGTCGAAAGCTCCTCGATCCGCTTGGTCATCAGCTGAATGGCGTCCATCGATCAGTTCTTCCTGCCGCCAATGGCGGCGATGAGTTCTTCGAGCTTCTTCAGGTTGTTGGACAGCTCCGTCTCGTTGCGCGAATCGGCGTCCGCGACCGAGCGCGCGGCGTCCGCCGCACGAGTCGCACCGATACGGGCCGCGAGGTCGGTGATCGAGCGAGCCAGCATGCGCCGACTCGCTGCTTCTTCTTCGCGCGAGCCGATCAGCTCGCGCAGGGCCTCCGCGACCTTGGCCTGCTGCTCGGCGAACGAGCGCAGCGCCTCGGCCAGACGGCCCTCATGGTCGGCGGTCGGCGCAGCCTGCGGCAGCTCCGGCGCCGCGCCGAGCGCGGAGCGCGCACGGCGACGGATCGTGTTGGCCGCGTCGCGCTCGGTCGGGAGCTGCGACAGCAGCTCGACCTCCGACTCGTTGATCGCGCCGGACTTCAGGCTCTGCTGCAGCGCGCCAGCGTTGCACGGGACCGCGCAGAGGCTGAACTCCAGCAGCTCCGACGACTCGTAGACGACGCCGAAGCGGCCCAGGCCAAGGCGCGTGCGCTCCGCGTCGTCGTTGACGAACTTGACCTTCTTCGGGCGGAACCCGACGGACCCGGCCTTGATGAACC